TTCAAATTTACCCTTTAAATTCCATTCAAGCAAGGGCATTATCAAATCATTTTTATCTTTGCGCCTAAAATAAACGTGGTCAATCTTTCGACCTCCGATAACAATGAAATCTATTTTGACAAAGGTTATTACCTCCTTGCCATTCGTGTAGCGTGTGTTGCGTGTCATACGATTGTCATTTTCCAGTTGGTAAGCTCCACGTGAGGTAAATCCTTGAACGATTTAAAGTTACCACCCCAAGTTAGTTTATTAGATGCCGATTGCAATAACTCCCAAAATTCTTTGAAATGCTTTGCGGAATAGTCTAACTCACGTTTACCAACTTTTACAAACGCAATGTCGAAAGCCCTTGATGGGTAATAATTATGCGGTGACTGATTTGCTCTGGCTTGGGTTATCTTTGGGCGCTTATGAAAATACACTTCTTGCATTGCATTGTTCCGATAAGTGCATACAATAATAACGTGTACATCGTTGTGTGCTGCATTGAATTGCGCCTCTGCTTTCTTGTAGGCGTTGGCTAAAGTTGGATGCAAGTCTTCTAATAGCCTGCTTTCAAATGGCTTGGTTTCATCTTTTGGTTTCATATTTTAGCTTATTTTTAAATTAATAATCTCAATATTTAAAGGCACTTCAACACCCTCTACACCATCTTTTTCAGCATAAGGATAAAGTTGGTAGCCAATCGGAAACGAACACTTTGGCGCGACTCTAAAAGCATAGCCATCGTTGGCTTTGCATTCGATATAATAACCCCAGTGCAAACGAACTTTAACAAGCTCACCTATTTGGTATCTACCTAACCGTTGTATAATGCGCTGCCCTTTGATGTAAGCGTAAAAATACAACACGCAATAGTTTTCCTCTTTTCTAATGCCAAGCCTAATGCTATTCCAGTGATGCCAACCGCGAGAGAAGCCTATGACTTTCTGCACTCCTTCGCTTTTCGCGAAATGAGAAATAATAAATTCGCACGATAGATTTGTTGGTTTATAGAGCAGTTTCATTTTTTCAACCATTGTTGCATCCACCCTGCACCACACACCGCACTGGTTAACGAAGCCCATAGTGCAATGCTAAATGTTAATACTTTGCCATTGCCATAGAACATTCCAGACATAGCGAAACCAACAGACCAGCAAGAAAGGAATAGACCTGCTGCTGCCCAAAGGATTAAAGATAATTTTAGTTTTGTTTTCATAGTGTTATAAGTTTTCGGGATCTAATTCTTCATTAAGTAATTGTTCTAATTTAGGGCTTAAATAAACTGGTGTGTTACCGTTAGTAATGTCCGTTAATACCCAACCGCCACGAATGTTGTTTTCTCTGTCGGTTTCTTCATAATCGAAATGCAATGTTAATGTTAGTGTTGTTGTCATAGTTATTAGTTTTAAATTTTGACAAAGATAAAATAAAAATAATTAGCAAACAATTTTATTTTTAAAAATATTATTAGTAGGTTTGCCGAAACTTTTAAAACTAACAACATGAAACAACTTATCCAACGCTTACTCTTCGGTTACCGAAACAACCCCGATGCCTACATTCCTAAAGGAGGCGCAAAATTAACGTACAAAGGTGGCAATGCTGAAGCCATACATTCTGCACTGGTATTAATGCAATATAACATACGCAATGCCGAAAAAATCAATTAAAACACGCAACCGTAAGACAAGCCGCTACATTAGTGATGCCTACGTAAACATCATTAGACCTGAAGCAATTGACCCAAAGCACTGGGATATGTGGCTGAAACACAATGCGGGCCTTACCCAAGTTGAAATCGCAATGTTATTTCACGTAAAGAAGTTTGAGGTGGTCCAAATACTTGCAACGGTTGTGGAGCTGCTAAAATACAAACCGAAAATAATAGAAAAGGAATGGACTCAAGAGTTTAGAGTTTGGATAGATGGGCAATTATTTCGCGATAAAATTAGGGCTAAACTACATGCCGCTTATAAGGTGGCAAAGAAAACGAATACAAATCAGTTATTAATAATGTCAGAGGTATGATAAACTTTCACAACTGCGACAATATGCAGTTTATGGCTGATGTGCCTGACAAGTATTATGATTTGGCTATTGTTGACCCTCCGTATGGGATTAACTATGATGGAAACACAACAGTAAAAGGAAAAGCAGGAAAAGCAAATACATTTTCCAATAAACAACACCACGAAAAAAAAGACTGGGATTCTGAAAGACCTACTGATGAATATTTTAAAGAACTACAAAGAGTAAGTAAAAACCAAATTATTTGGGGTGGTAACTATTTTGCAGATTTATTGCCTGCAAAAAAAGGATGGGTTTATTGGGATAAGAAAATAACAAACGCAAATAATACAAATTATTCTGATGGAGAACTTGCTTGGACTTCTTTTGATTGCGTGTTAAGAAAGTTTACTTATGACTGGATTGGGTTTGGATATTTAAACAACCCACAAAGAGAAAAAAAAATACACCCTACTCATAAACCTATTTTTTTATACGAATGGCTATTATCAAAATACGCAAAGCCAAACGATAAAATCATAGATACTCATGGTGGAAGCGGCTCAATAGCCATAGCAGTTGACAAAGCGAACACATTAGACAAAACAAACTATTCACTTGACATTATTGAACTCGATAAGGACTACTTCGATGCCTCACTTAACCGATTTAAACAATACAAATCACAAACAACACTAAACTTAATATGAACATAACCGCAGAACAACCCCGAATCAAACCAAGCAACACACAACTTAAACAAGAATACAAACAGATGTTGGCACTTGTTGAACACAATGGATCAAGGCCCGCGAAATGCAACCCGATAACCGAAGCCGCTAAACAATTCGGATACACTCGACCCGGTATTGCGCGGTTAATGAATGGTAAAGTTGACCGTTGGAAGCCACAACATTTTATGATTTATGATTTTCTTAAAGCATATTTAACATAAATTAACACTTTAGTTAAAAATATTATTTTGAGGTAAACTAATTAAAACTATATTTGTACCCATAATTACTAACCCAATAAAAACAAACTAACATGAACACAATCAACATCATCACAAAAGTATCAACCACAACAACGTGGCAAATCGAAAATTCTAAAGAGCGTATCGAATACGAATCAGACAATGAAACATTCTACGTGTGGAATAAAGATAACGAGATAACCGCTTCTATTGACCGTAAAGATGCATTCTGGACTATGCAACTATGTGACCTTGCAGTATCTAATGACAAGCACGAAATTAACTTACAATTTAACGATTACATCCCGCACACCTCATTCTTATCAATGGTATTAACCGATTTTTTACACAAAAACAAATAAATAAACAATTATGACAATCAAAGGCACAATCAAGCGCATTGGCGCAACAGTATCAGTAAGTGATGGAAAGTTCTCAAAGAGAGAATTAATCCTAACCACAACAGACCAATACCCACAAATCGTATCAGTTGAACTACAACAGAAAGCCTGCTCACTTGCAGATTCGCTTTCAGTAGGGCAAGACATTGAGGCGCACATCAATATCAGAGGTCGTGAGTGGACATCGCCACAAGGTGAGGTTAAGGTGTTTAACACGATTGCGTGTTGGAAGATAGACTCAAACCCATTTACCGAAGCAGCACCCGAACCGATTTCAACAGATCACTTATTTTAAATCTTAATACATAACTAACAATGAACACACAAAAAACACATTTTAAAAAATTACGCAACCCAAATTATATCGGTGGTTGGGATTTAACCGATGCAGATAAGACTGTAACCATTACCAAAGTTGACAAGGAAAAAGTTCACGATGGTAAAGGTGGCGAATCCGAATGCTGCATCGTTCACTTTGCCGAATGCAAACCAATGGTCGCTAATGCTACCAACTTAAAGCGCATTTCAAAACTATTGGGTAGCCCATTTATTGAGGATTGGACTAACAAACAAATAGTGCTTACAACCGAAAAGGTGCGCGCATTCGGTGAGATTCATGATGCGGTTAGGGTGTCAACAAAGCCAGTAACCAAACCGACATTAAACGGTGAAGCAATCGAAAAAGCCAAAGCGGCTATTGCTGCGGGATCGGTTACGATTGATGCAATAAAGAAAAAATATAATGTTACTAACGAGGTGGAGGCTCAATTGACAAATGGATAAGATATTCAGAATACATTGCTCACAAATCGGGAAGATTATGAGCAACGCGAAAGTTAAAGGTGAGCTTTCAGCAACCTGCAAAACATTTTTGATGGAATGGTATGCCAATGACCGCGAACAAATCCATTCAAAGTACATTATGAAAGGTAACCTTGTTGAAATTGACCTTATAGACTTTATGGCCGAGCAAATCGGTTTGGGTATGGCCGAAAAAAACGAAGTAACTGTGCATAACGAATGGATGGTAGGCACTTGCGATGTTATCACGAATCACTTAATTGTTGATGTTAAGGCCGCTTGGTCGCGTAAAACATTGCAGCAACAAGCTATTGATGGAATGAATAGCGACTATGAGTGGCAAGGTAGAGGTTATATGGCACTTTATGAGCGACCTACATTTATCGTGTTTCATGGCCTTATGAATACACCTGAAGAGGCTAACTACGATGGCGAAATTGTTTATGATGACCTACCCGATAACGAGCGTTGGGTAGCCTATCAGGTGCAACGCGATGTAACTATTGAGCAGTTAATTATTCAGCGCGTCATTCAATGTCGCGAATGGTTGGAGGAATATGATAAAAAAATGCTTGCTATTTTGGGTAAGATTCATTAATTTTGTAAAAGAAATAACCGCCAACTTGAAGAAATTTAACAACATAACCCCTACTTTAGTGTGGCCTCTTGGCGGTGGCGCACTTTAGTGGGGGTTTCTTTAATAATAAAATTATGATATCAGTATTTAATAGCGCAAAGAGTAACACATCAGAAGCCAGCATTGAGGTCGATGAATATTTTGATGGCATAAAAAATGGCAGATGGCAAGATGAGGTGCTTAACTTTCGTGCCGGGCGCACACAAAAAGAGTTAACAACTTGCGTTACTGCAAGTGGCTCATTTAAGCAAAGGGCAGCCAATAAATTGCTTGAGCATAGTGGTTTCATTTGCCTTGACATTGATGCGAAAGACCAAATTGCTGAAGTTGACATTGAGCGAATCAAAAGAAACGAATATGTTTATTGCGTACATCGTTCACTATCTGGTAATGGGTATGCAGTATTTATAAAAATTGATGGGACAAGGCATTTAGATGCTTTTCTTTCGCTTGAAAATTACTTTATGGTGCAGTTTTCAATCGTGCTGGATAAGTCTTGTAAGGATACAAGCAGATTAAGATTCGTGTCTTATGACCCAGACATCTACATTAATAAAAAAGCAAAATCATTTAAGACCTATCTCAAGAAAAAAGACAAACCCAAGGCAAAGCCTGTTGTTGTTAAAACTGATTTTGATGAAATGGTTGTTAAGGCTGCACCTATGAATCTGTTCGATAACTACGAAGATTACATTCGCCTTGCATTTGCGTTAACTCAAGAGTTTAGCGAAAGTGGTCGCAACTACTTCCATTCACTTTGCCAATCATCGCCAAAATATTCGCATAGGCAAGCCGAAAAGGATTATAATGTAGCTTTGCAAAGAAGTGGAACTGGAGTTAGCATTGCATCTATCTACTACATTTTTCGCCAAGCAGGTATCAGCACAACATCTGAACGCACCGAAAAAATAAAGAGCATTGTCAAACTTTCAGATAACCCAAAAGAAGAGCTTGCAAAATTAAACATTACCGATGCCGATGAATTTCTTAAACCTAATTTAAAAAAAGAAAATACAGAGATTGATGAAATCATTGAATTGATAAAATTAAACAATGTAAAATTTAACGAGATAACACGCAACTTTGAATTCAATGGCGAGGAAATGACCGATAGAATTTTAGCTAATTTCTACACTAAAGTTTGGCAGAAAATTGATGATGGAATTTCAAAGGATAAAGTGTTTACATTGATTCAAAATAAAGACAATAGCACATCGTATAACCCGATTAAAGATTGGTTTGAACGTAATTCACATTTGACAACTAATAATGAATTTGACAAACTAAAAAAGTGTTTTGAGATAGAACAATTGATTTATGAGAATGATGGTGTATACACTTTTGATGACTATTTAGATACCTACTTAAAAAAATGGTTATTAGGTCTTATTGGCTCTGCTTATGGCACATATTCCCTAATGATTTTAGTAATTACAGGAGAACAAGGAATCAAAAAAACTGAATTTTATCGAAACCTTTTGCCAAAACAATTGCGTAAATTTTATGCGGAATCAAACCTAGATGAAGGCAAAGATTCAGAAATTTTAATGACTAAAAAATGGTTAATTGTTGATGATGAATTTGGAGGAAAATCAAAAAAAGATGCTACAAAATTAAAGCGTTTAAGCAGCCAGCAAACTTTTTCAATTCGTATGCCTTATGGCCGAGTTTCTGAAGACCTGATGAGATTGGCAGTATTAGGTGGAACTTCAAATGATGCCGAGGTAATTAATGACCCTACCGGTAACCGAAGAATAATCCCAATAAACCTGATTAGCTTTGATTTTGATTCATACATTAAGATTGATAAGGACAAACTATTTATTGAGCTTTACAACGAATGGAAAAGTGATAAGGAGGCTTGGTTCTTAACCAAAAGAGAAATTGAATACCTTAACAAAGCAAACGAAAAAAACATCGAAGTTATGAGCGAGGTCGAATTGATAAATAAAAACATTGTTTATGACCCAACAAGCAAAATGACTAACACAGATGTCATACTTGAATTGCAAAAATTACATCCAACTTTCAAAACTAACACCAAAAGAATGGGTCAAGCTTTGAAAAAATGTGGCTATTTTCAACAAGTCATGAAAGTGGGAACTAAAGTAATTCGCGCTTACGAGATAAAAATCAAAGGATCTGTAACCTCTTATAGTATTGAAAATCAAAATGATACGTTCTAAAGGTTACAGATTACACACATTTTGCGTTTTTTCTATACTGCATAGAAATAATATGTGTGTGCGTGTGTGCGTGTGTGTATAATGTATAGTGTTAAATAAATGATATAAATCTGTAAATCTGTAACTACCTTGCAAGAGTAAGTTACAGATTGAAAAAAAAGTGTAAACATCTGTAAAAAGTGTAAATATGTTAAGAGAATACCAAAAACAAGCAATAACATTAATTGAGAGCAATCAAAATAAAAATATCGCTCTACAAATGCCAACCGGAAGTGGCAAAACTTTTACCTTTTGCGAAGTTGCTAAAAGGCATTACGCAGAAAATATTACAAGTGTGCTAATATTGGTGCATAGACAAGAATTACTACAACAAGCAAAAAATAGTCTTGGAGAACGTTGTTTTTTAATCGAAGCAGGTGTTAAATCAATACCAGGTGATTATGCCTACTATGTTGGTATGGTGGAAACAGTTGCAAGAAGAATAAATAAGTTGCCTAAATTTGGATTGGTAATTATTGATGAGTGCCACATCGGTAATTTTAAGAAGATGCCATTCTTTGAGCAAGAACATTGCAAAGTATTAGGAGTTACTGCAACACCGATAAATGAATACCCATTGGCAAACTATTATGCTCAACTATTGCAACCAGTTACCATTACCGATTTGATTGATAACAACTATTTACTAAACTGTGATGCGTATGGCTTTGCATCGGATTTGGTGGCAGCTCAAAAGTTTAAAATAAAAGGTGGTGAATTTGATGAAAAAGAAATGGAGGAATTTTACTCAAGCGAAAAGATGGTTAACAATGTAATTGAGAGCTATTGGAAACTATCAGCAGGTAAGAAAACATTAATATTCAATGTAAACTTAAAACATAACGATGCGGTTTATTCTGCATTATTACTTGAGGGATTAAATGTTTACTCTATTACCGGTGAAACGGAAAAAAAAGAACGTGCTGAAATCTTGCAAAAGTTTAAGCAAGAACCTGATGCAATAATTTGTAATGTGGGTGTCTTAACTGCTGGATTTGATGAACCAACCATTGAAACTATTATTCTTAACCGGGCAACCAAATCTTTATCACTATACTTGCAAATGATTGGCCGAGGATCAAGATTAAGCGAAAACAAAAGCAACTTTACTGTGATTGATTTGGGAAAAAATACTGCAAGACATGGTCAATACACAGACTTTTTTGATTGGCAAACATATTTCAAGAATGGGACTAAAAAAGAAAATAAAAGTGTTGGGATGTCACCAGTAAAGGAATGTCCAAATTGTGGTCATCTTCAGCATACAAGAAAAATAAAGTGCGAAAGTTGTGGTCACGATTTTGAAGAGGAGAGAAAAGCACAAGAAGCGGAAGAAAAAATAAAAGAACTTGTAAAATTAACCAGAGAAAAACCTATTAATATACCTACACAACATTTATTTCAATTAGCAGAGGAACGCAAATGGAAACCATACGCAGTTTTGCACAAGATTTGCGACCATATTATTCAGTATGAGTTAAAACATTCGCCAATAATAACTCATTACCATTCCGTAAAAATGGCAGGTGAGCAGCTATCTGTTTGGTGCAAAAAATATGAAAAGCAAAATAATAGGTGGCATCAAGATTTTATTGTAAATTTGTTGAATGCAAAACGAAAAGAAGCAACAATCGGAGGATAAAATACAGAGTGATTGTTATGTTTGGTTTCATAACACCTACCCACAACACCGTGGTTTGTTGTGCTATAACCTCAACAATTCAAAAAACAAAATTGATGGGGCAAGAAACAAGGCTAAAGGTCTAATTGCTGGGCGGTCTGATATGGTGCTTTACTATGATGCAAAAGCGTTTATGATTGAATTTAAAACATCTGATGGTGTGCAATCAGCAGGGCAAAAAGATTGGCAATGGTTGATTACAAGCAATGGTTTTCAATATCACATCATTAGGTCACTACCAGAGTTTCAATCACTAATATTGAGCTTATTAAAATAATTCTTATCTTTGTGCTATGAAAAGTAAACAAACCGAAAATATAAAGGCAACATCACTAATTGCTGATGACAAGAACTTTAATAAAGGTAGCGAGAATGGCGCAGAAATGATACGCAAATCGTTCCAAAAGTTTGGAAGCGGCAGGTCTATCCTAATTGATAAAAACAATCGTATAATCGCAGGAAACAAGTCTGTTGAATTTTCTGGTATTGATGATGTGCTAATTGTTGAAAGTGATGGCACGCAACTAATAGCGGTAAAACGTACAGACATTGACTTGGATTCGCCACAAGGCAGAGAGATGGCACTGGCTGATAATGCATCAGCAAAGGCTAACATCGTGTTTGATGCCGAATTGATTGAGGCCGAACTGGGTGAAGCAGTTTGTGTTGAGTGGGGGATTG